CTTCCACGGTGTGCGCGAATTTGAGGTGTTTGATACGCAGTTGAGGGAGTGTGCTAGACTATTTAGTCTGGACCTAGGACCACTCCCAACATATCAAGAGTATCAGGAGCGTTGGTTGGACGCTTCTGTTGCGCTGGATATGTAATATCGGGTGAGCGCTGAAGAGCGCCTAATAAATACTAGGCGGTAGTACCCCCCGTCTTGAACCAAAGGGGCCATCGCTTGCAGTTACCTCAATAACTAACATAATGCTCAGTCAAAAGTTATTGAATGGGTAAGCGGTGGGTGGGCGCGTCCAGTGGTGGAGCGCTCGATCCTATTTAGGATCGTGCCATTTGGTAGAGCTACCAGTGTGTGATGGGATTAACTCACTGGAAAACATGTCCTGCTGAATTCGTAAAATTTGAAGACCTCCAATCGGGGGAGGTTGTTGATTCGTTCTCTGTTGAGGACGAGTCTTTTGGAGCGGGAATGGGAGACCAAGTTGAGAGCTTGGCTTCTTTTCTTGCTCGGCCTGTGAAACTCGGAAATTATTCATGGGCGGAAGGGAATCAGATGTACTCAGTTTCAAACCCATGGACAGTCTTTTTCCAAACCCCAGCGATCTATAACAAGGTTAAGGGGTTTGGGAAATTACAGTGCAAATTGCGGTTGAAATTCATCATTTCTGGCTCCCCGTATCAGTATGGGGCTATGATGGTTAGTTGGAAACCATTGTGCTCGAGTACTATAAATCAAGCCACCGGAGAATTGAACCAAGAATTTGATTTCTCTGGGGGTTTGGTTGATCAAACATTTTTACCATCAACGTTTAGCGCGTCTGGCATGATGGCGAGAAGTACACGGCACAAAGTCATGTTGTACCCACATACTTGTGAGGGTGCGGAGATGACTCTACCATTTATCCATTATAAGAATCACATTTCTCCTGTTTCTTTATCTGCAACAGGAGGGGTGTATTCTGATACAGATGAGATGGGTCAATTGACGATGGAATCACTAACATCGTTGAGAGTGGCTGGGACTGCGACTGGAAATCCCATAACTATTACGGTGTATGCGTGGGCTGAGGATGTGAAATTGTTTGGATCCACGATGTTAGTGCAGGGGCTTGACGAGTATGCTCTCCAGCCAGTTTCGGCTACAGCCTCTGCTGTGGCAGATGCAGCTGGAGCATTGTCTAGAGTTCCTATGCTAGAGCCCTTCATGCGACCAACTGAGATGGTGGTCGGCAAATTGGGGCAGCTAGCGCGCGCATGGGGCTTCGGGAATCCAGCAGTCATTGATAACATCAGAGTGATGAAGCAGGAATCGCTACCGGGACTGGCATGTCCAGGGATTGGAGTCCAACAACCAAAATTGAGCATCGATCCAAAGAATGAGGTGAATGTGGACCCGAGAACAGTTGGTATGGATGGTACAGATGATATGGTGATAAGGAATTTTGTCACCAAGGAGTGCTTTATCGATCAATATCAATGGATGGCCTCGCAGACGTCGGGCACACTTTTGTGGGCTTCAGTAGTCACTCCCGAACTTTGGCATGCAGCTTCGTTGCTTGGTTCTTCTGGATCTCACAATTACAATGCTTTCCAAGGAACTCCTGCGGCGCATATCTGCGCCGCTTTCTCATATTGGCGTGGAACAATCAAATTCCGATTCCAGATTGTAGCACCGATAATGTACCGAGGACGACTCAAGGTGATGTGGGACCCGTGTTATCAATCAGTTGGCACGACGACAGTTTACCCGGTAGGTGAAGGTGTT